CTGAGGAAGCACAACAGCCAACATTTGTTTGGTGGTTCCTCAATCTGTGCTGCCCACACGGTCAAGATGAGATAGCCCTCACTTCAGGTGAAGCTAAAATGCCTGGCCCGGGCCACAAAGGTAAGGGCAAATCAAAACAGACCAAGAAACAGAATGAAGAGCAGAGAGCAGAATCATCGCAAGAAGGTTGGGAGGATAAGGATGTCATCAATGCCAACCTAGCCGCCTGGTATGAAGGCGATCGTCCTTGTGTTCATGCCTATTTAGGCAAGGACTGCAAACACACAGGGAAAAGAGGTGCGATCTGTAAACTTCAAAGACAACATCCCCGTCAACGACCTCCGACCGACGCGGTAGGCAAAGCTGAGGAAGCGGCCCCCGCTAAAGTCGTTGAGAGCATCAAAGAATTGTTCTCGTTTATGGTTGTTGGTGCAAAGATGGGGACACATTTTACAATTGGTTTGCAACTTCAAGAGCGACTCGCTACATTTGTCCATGACCCTCATCCCACCAACTTCCATGACTATGTCTTCTTTCATTGCGTCGCAACCCGATTGAGAGATCAAAAATTACTCCCTGCGTGCTGCTCAACGTCAGGATGTAGAGGTGCGGCCCTTGCTGATCCATTTGCAACAATCACAGATGACAATAGCTTGATGATTGCGTTCTTAGTGGCTTCCATCGAACAATGCTCTTCGTATTTTCAGTCCAACAAGTACCAATTCAGCAGGCTCGTGCGTTATGTTAGCCATAATTATGATGAGTATCTGGCCCTTTTGGAACCCGGCATGGATACAGATCCTGAGATGAGAGTCTTTCAAGCTGCAGCAAGCAAAATAGCTGTCATGTACCCGAATTTCAGCTGCTGTAGATATAACTGTAGGGCGGATCTAAGTAAAGTGCCCTGCCAAGGCCCATTAGTCAGGACTATGGTGGCAACCAAGGAAGAGCTATGGGATAAAGTTGAGATTGAGGACCAAATTCATCTCAGTCAGTTTCCAAGGTTACGCGTCAAGGAAAACAATCCCTTTATGTTTTTGGCCCTATTGATCATTTTGGGAGTCTCAATTGCTGCCTGGTTTTATCCTGGTCACATTTCGTGGCACTGGTGGCTGTACATTGTCTCTCTAACAATCAGTTTATTGCTCTCAGCCCCTGTTCTCACGACAGTGCAACAAGTACCATTTCGCGATCATGTCCGCCCATTGATCGACGAGATTCAGCGCGTAGCAGCGTCCAAGCGTTTGACCCTGACGGCCGCTGCTGTTGGCTTTCAGAAGGAACGTGAGACTTTTTTCCGGCCCCATATCCTCTGTGTTGAAATGCAGAGAAGGACCTTGTTTGGTATAATGGCGGACAAGGCGGGCATTGAGGGATTGTCCAAATTTGCAACTCTTATTGAGCGCTATCCCTATGCGATTAGTTGCCTCATTTCTTTGTTTAGTTTTCCTTGGTTCCATGTTGATCAGCATCTCAGAATTTTAGCTTTGTTAGTGACTGTGGTGGCCGTGCGGGACAAGCGCAAGCTTGTAAAGCGTAAGGTCATTGATCTCGTAACTTTCATTGCCCTCAATTCTCCGGAAGTGTTAATGGCTAGGCAAACACTGGCATCTTATTGCACTGAAGTCGATAATCTCACCCGGAAGCTAGCCTCTGTTCTTTTACCAGCTTCCACTATCCTTAATATGCGCAATGGCGACAACATTATAAACCACACGAAGGATGTGGCATTCATCAGCTTCCTTGCTCGTAAGAACACAGAAGCGTGGATGTCTTATTTAAAAGATTGGTCCCCGAGACGGTCCGGGGCGTTGTTGCAGGGTTTGCAGGCTATGGACACACTTTTTGGCCTCACGTCAATGGCAATGCTGTTAGAGAGCTTTCAGTGTCTACTCGTGGTCGTGACCGTCAGTCTCGTGTTCCTCGAGTGGATGCAAATCATCACTCGGTTCATCGGAACGACTTATTTCTTGTGGGGACTGGAACTTATCTTATGGGTGCTACCGACCCTTGTCCTAATACAATATCTCCGTACGGTGGATTGGTTGGGGCAATGCATCGTTATGCCACGAGTACCCCAGTGGCTGATCTTGGATCCAGCAGGGCCCTCCGTAGGTTCGTGCGGTACGTTTGGTGTCCGAAGTACCTTAAGCGATGTGATGTTCGGATGCTGGACTTTTATACCTGGTTGCTGGCGACGTCTTACACTGATGTGCAGAAGGCTGCTCTCACGCGGCTCTACGTACGCACCGCCCCAGGCCATTTTTGGATCAAATCTAGATACCTCCGTTACAACAGCCTTGGATTCGATGAGATCGTCAAGCTCTGGTGTGACACGCAATATTTACGAAACGACTTACGAGTTCTCAAGCCCGCTGTTTTCAAGAGAATCCTTCGACTCACTAGAGGAGACCCAAGAGAACGCGAGCTCCATGTCCATTCATTCGTCAAGTACGAGCAATACGGCGAGTTCAAATTGCCCAGGATCATCAACGGACGTGTAGATTATTCGAAAATCATTTTCGGACCCATTATAAAGTCTCTTGAGAAGGTGATTTACAAATTGCCCTTTTTTGTTAAGAACATTCCAGTCAACGAGAGACCCCATTACATCCTTCGGAAGGTTACTGGGCCAGGCCGGACGATGGCAACTGATTATTCATCTTATGAAGCCAGTTTCACACCTCTTTATTGCCTCTCAATTGAGTTTGAGATCTACCATTATTTTGGTAATGGCATGATTGCACATTATATTTGCAAGGCGTTTTATTTATTTAATACTTCAATTTTCATGGCATTCAGGGTCACCGTTATGGCGAAAAGAATGTCTGGGGATGTCAATACCAGTCTCGGGAATGGCATCTCAAACTTGATTACCA